ACTCTCTGGCAGAAAGGTTTCTGCTTTCTGCCAATTCTCCCGCTCCGCCGGCGGGTCCGTAGTTCACCCCGCCGAACAGGATCTCCTGTTCCTCATACGCCGCCCCGGTGTTCGGCAGCATCTTCAGTTCCATATTTCGTCCTCCTTGTCGTAGGGCGGGGGGCTTACTCCCGCCGAAAATTAGAATCATCGCCGCAGGCGATCCCTCACCTCTTCACTGTTCACTCTTATCTCTTACCTTGTGAGGCTCTGCCTCACATCGGGTCCCCCCAAATCTTTCGCAGATAGGCCCGGCCTTCATCGTCCGCCCGCTCCCAGTCCTCCCACTGGCTTTCGTTCCATTTCACCTTCTCCGCCTGTGAAAGCGTCGGCAAAAACGGTGCCTGCGGCCGCACATGGTGGGCGATGGCCAGCGCCATCACCAGATCGTCGTGTTCTCCGGCCATAGCTTCCGGCCTCCGGTGCTCGTTGTAGGCAAACACCAGCATCTCCCGGAGGGTCCCCTCGTCGATGACGCACTCCGGCGTGTCCCGCATCACAGCCACCAGCTCCGCAATGATCAGCTGCCGCGTTGCCGTGTTCGTCACAAAGCCGTAGCTCTTTGTGGGCTGATGGGTGAAGGCATCCTCCCGGATCCTCACATACATGTTGGGATACCGCAGCCGTTCCAGTTCCCGGATGGGATAGGAGGAATAGTTCAGCTCCACAGCCGTCAGCGCGGCATTGTACCAAACGCCCAGGCAGTAGATCTGGTGGGCGTAAACCACCTCTTCCAGCTTTCCCCGCAGCACAGCGGCCTGTTTTCCCGTGGTATTGTCCAGCACCTGCGCGGTGAAGAAGTCGCTGCCCTCGCCGGCGGTGTCGCCGCCCAGAACGTAAGGATACCCGCTCTTCGGCATCTCGTAGATCCTGATGCAGCCCGCCCGGTTTTCTTCAAACCGTATATTGGTGATATTTTCCCCATCGTAGTCATACCGGAATTCCCCGATCATCTCCGGCTTCGCCGGTTCCTTCAGCCGCTCCATGATGGCGGCGTTGTCAAATACCGGACGGCCGGATGCCAGGAAGGCGTCCTCGGGACAGCCCGGGTATTCCTGATTGAAGATCCTCTCGTCGCCGCCGCAGTTATTGCGGATGCACCAGCGGCGCCACGCCAGCTGCTCATCGTCAAGATCGTACCGCACCTGCAGGCTGCGCTCCTGCTCTGTCCACACAGTACCCGGCGGCACCGGCTTCCGGTACTCTTCGTTTTCCCACCAGGCAAAGAACACCGGAATGAAGTCCGACTCACCCGCCACGGCAGCGTCCCACCGTGTCTTGAAGTCCTCGAATCCGTTGGCCGTAGACTCAATGATCACCATGGTTCCCGGCTGATCCGGCACCGCCTGCAGGATGCCCGTCAGAGTCATGGCCTTCTCTCCTGCCCAGAAGGCATATTCCGACACATGAACATTGGTCAGGGTGTCCGACCGGCCGATGCCGCTGCCGCCCGCGGTGACGCAGCGGATGGAGGAGCGAAGCCCGGGCCGTCTCCGTTTCTCTGCAGGATCCCGTGTCGGATTCTCAAACACGATCTCCTGCGCGTTGGATGCCCGCACCATGGGGCGGATCGGCTGGGGCAGTTCTTCCAGAAACAGCTTGGACATTCTGAACAGGTTCGTGGTTGCATCTTCTCTGTGGGCTACGTCCAGACTCCGCACATTGGGCCGGGTTGCCGTGTCGGCAAACACAAGGCCCTGCGTCACCGTGGAGAAGCCCAGCTGACGGGCCTTCAGAATGATGATCCGCACAGGCTTTCCAGCTTCATGCTCCCGGCGGATGATCTCATACAGCCGCTCCTGAGGCTTGTTGAAGCGGAATGGCACCAGTCTTCCATCCTTGGTTTTGATTTTCAGGAAATTTTCGATATACTCCCTCGCATTGCGAATGTTCACAGCCGCCCTCCTTCCGCCTCTTTCCTTGAGCCTAAACCATCTACCCGCCCTGTGATTCTCAATTTTTGCGCAAAGAAGGCTGCCGGTCCCCCGACAGCCTTCTTCATAATCACTCCATATCCCCCGGCGGCCCGAACACCGCACCCGTAGGGGCGGCCCAAAGGCTCCCTCTGATGAGGGAGCTGGCGCGCAGCGCCTGAGGGAGAGACAAAATTTTCCGCCGCCCTCGGCGGCCCGAACACCGCTTCACTCTTACCTCTTACCTCGGCGCAGCCTGTCCCAGGGCCTTTGCCAGCTTCTCCACAACTTTTCGTTTTTATGCAAAATGCATATATCCCTGTGCATATATTTGTGCATTCTGCCATCTTGTATTTATATATCCCCTGGGTTATAATTAGTGCGTAAGGTAAACAACACCCCGCACACTGAAAGGAGAAAACAACATGGCTCACAATACGATCATGCTCATCTGCGGTTCGCGAAACTTCCCTCGCAAAGACTGGATGACCAAGACATTCCCCGGTTGCGCTACATTCGGAGACAATGCAGAGCCGGAAGAATTGATGCGCTGGAGCATCTCTCAGGAGGCTGAGGCCCGCACTGAGCTGGCGAAAAGAAACTGCGTTTATCGTGTCTCTGGCGGATTTGTCTTTGCTGAAGAGTTCGCTCTGGAATGGTGCGAATGCGATGAAGACGGTGACTTTGTTTGCGGCAGTGACTATGCACTTGCAGAGTCTGAACTGATCGGTTTTGGTGAGGAGGAAGGCTGATGGCTACAGAAGCGCAGCGCAGAGCGATCCAAAACTACAAAAAGAAAGTCAACCGTATCACCATCGAACTGTCTCCGGCAGAACAAGAGCTGTGGGAACACATCCAGAGCCAGCCCAAGAAGCAGACCTACATTAAAGATTTGATCCGGGCCGATATAGAAAAAGGGAGAGCGTGATGCTCTCCCTTTTTCTTACTTCATGGCCGTTGCCAGCTTCTCCAGAAGCTCCCGGCCCCACCGGTATGCGGCAAGGTAGTCCATGGTCTTGTCCTCCAACCCGGCCTTTTCCTGCACGATCTCCCGCGCCGTCTTGCCGGTACCTTCGTAGGGGCTGCCGCCCCCGGCGGCCCGATTGCCAACCCCAAACCCCTCGCAGATCCCGTCGCAGATGGCCACCGCCACCTTCTCCCGGTTCTTCTCATACAAGGCCATATCGTCGGCGTCGTCGATGAAGCACACTTCCAGCAGCGCCGCGGACACCCCCGCCGTCTTCGCCCGACTGATCACAGCGAAGTTCTTCCGCTTCACGCCCCGGTTTGTGAACCCCAGGGTCGCGATCTTCTTGCAGATCAGCTCCTCCACTTTGGTTCCGGCCTCGTATGTGGTAACATAGCACTCCACGCCCTTGGTCTTCCCGTTGCCGGTGTCACGCTGAAACGCATTAAAATGGAGTTCCAGCACATAGTCATAGTCCCGGAACTTCGCCCGGGTGACCAGACTTCCTGTCTTGTAGTCATCAAAGGCGTTTCGCAGGAGTGGGTATGTATCAGCCTCCACCCCGGCCTTGCCCAGAAGCGTCACCAGCCTGCCCGCAAGTGCCCGGGTCTCATCGGCCTCCTTGTACAGCCTGCCGCCAAGCTGCGCCGTGGCGCCGGGGTCTCCGGCGCCGTGACCGGCAATGAGCAGGATCTTCATGCCTCGTCCTCCCGCTCCAGCGCCTCCGCGCCCTGCTGAATGGCAAGGATGGCGTTCTTCACGCTCTCGGCGTCGATCTTCCCCTCGGTGATCACATAGGTCACCACGCTCACCACCGCCATCACCGCGCCGGCTACAGCGCCGATGTCGGAAGTTTCAGCCCCAAGGGCAAGGGCGGCGCCTGTGGCAAGTCCCGCCACCGCCACCCACAGCTTGCGGCTGGTCAGCTTTCTCAAAAAGTTCTTCATGGTTGCTCCTCCTCTTTTGTCTTTTCTCCTGTAATGACCTTGCTCAGCTTAATGCCGGCAAGGGCCAGCACCTCCACGCCCCCGGCGCCGAGGACGTACTGGATCAGGGTGTCCGGCACAGCGCCGTGCACCCAGAACGTCACCACCATGGCGGCAACGAACACCAGCACGAACATGCCCAGCAGCGCCAGCACGACATTGGACGTCTTTCGGGGCTTTTTCTTTTTCATCCTGCATCGTTCACAGCATCCTTCTGCCACGCACATTCTCCTTTCCATTTCGTAGGGGCCGCCGCACATCAAGCGGCTAAAGGCTCCCTCTGACGAGGGAGCTGTCAGCGCAGCTGACTGAGGGAGAGAACGATTCCCGCCGCACCCTCATCGTAGGGTGGGATGCCCTCATCCCGCCGAAGAAATGCCCGGAAAGTTGCCGGTACCTCACGGGCCGCCTCTGCACCGCACCCGTAGGGGCGGCCCAAAGGCTCCCTCTGATGAGGGAGCTGGCGCGCAGCGCCTGAGGGAGAGACAAAATTTTCCGACGCCCTCGGCGGCCCGAACACCGCACCCCCGGCGCCTTACCTGTGATAATGCTCCAGATCCTCGATCCGGTGGTTGATGGCCTTGATCTTCTCATCCACCACAGCCTCGTGCTCTTCCAGCCGGAAGGTGCGCTCGATGACCTGATTGTGCTTGTTCACCTTCTCCTCCAGCTGCTCCATGCGGTAGGCCAGCAGGGCGGCGCTTTTCCGGTTGGCGATGTAAGCGCCGCCAAGAGTCCCCACAAGGGCCAGCGCGCCCACGATGATCTCCCCCCACACTACGCCGTCACCTCCACGCCGTAACGGTCAAACAGCGCCGCCACTTTTTCGTCCTTCACAAGCTGCTTCTGCTGACCGGGATTGAGGGCATCATACACAGTCTGCAATGCCTCCCGGGTCTCCGTGATGACGGCCTCGGTTTTCTGTTCCAGTTCCCGTTTCTTCATCACTTCACCCCCAGCCTTGCAAGGGCGGCAAGATAGTCCGCCTCCCCGGCCTCGCCGGTGACAGGCACCGCCTCGCCTTCGGGGATCTCCTGCCAGTTTTCCGGGCTGTCGTTGCAGCCAAGGTAGACCTCTTTGGTCACGATCTCGCCGTTAAACAGAACGAATCCGTCCGCGGCGGTCAGTTTTCTCAGTTCCATGATCATTCCTCCGTCATATCCAAACCGCAGAAGAGGCAGATCGGTCCTTCGCTTGCGTGGTATGTTTTCCCGCAGCTTATGCACACGCAATCCTCACCGACTTCACCGCCGCAGGAGCAAATACGTTTTTCCTTTGGAACGCTGTAGCCGCAGGCGGGACACCTTCCGTATGCATCCAAGGTGGCCGTCCCGCACGCATTGCACCAATCGCCTTCGTTCCAAGTGGGCGGCGTCCAGCCCACCAGCGTCCAGCCCTTGCTGACAGCCTGCATCTTTTCCGCATCCGACAGCTTGGCAAGGTTTTCCGCACCAAGGGTCACGGTGTAGGTCTCACCGGAGCCGGAGTAGTCCTTCAGTGCGTTCAGAATGCTCATCAGGCTGTCGTGGGTGAGTTTGGTACAAGCGGACACATTAAAACCATTCTGCCCGATCACACCCTGAATCACGATGTTTTCCAGTCTGCTGCATCCCATAAAGGTGTAATTTGAAAAGGTTTGGGATCCATCGTCCCGCAAAACCAATGTTTCTACCGTTTGCAGGAAAACAGCGTTATAGAAAATATGCGTCAAAGCTGCTGCGCCTCTGGTGTCGATTGCAGGAACAGCGGTGATCTGGCTGTCTGTAAAAGTGTTCATGAAGCTGGTTGCCGCAGAAAAATCAATCGTAACGTTTCGCTCTTCACAAATTGCTTTCAAATCTGTGATGGAACAATAGTTAAACATACTGTTTGCGTTTGCTGCGTTGGCATTTGAAACGGAAATAACCGTTCCGATCGGCGGCTTGAAAGTCTTATCACTCCATCCTCGTCCAGAGAAACGTTGAGCAAAAGTTGCCCAACTGGCTGGAGGAGCCAAAAAGTCTGCCCAGAAGGCATCGTTCTCGGCCTTTTTGCCAGCCTCGAACACGGCACCCACCTTGCCCGGCATCTCAACCAGCCCCATGACATCGGTTTCCCCGGTCTTTTCCCGGATGGCGTCCGCCACGGCAGTGAGGCTTTCACCCTTCACAACATAGTCAGCCATCAGAAACTCGCCTCCTCTGCTTTGGGAAGTGCCGCCAGCGTTGCCGCCACGATCTCCTGCTTGTCCGCAGGCGTCCAGTAGTCCGTACCCTTGACAGGGGTATATCCTTCGGGCCCCGCCGGGCCTGTATCGCCGTTTTGGGTCGTGAGGTCATACGAAGATCCGTCCGACAGGAATACCCGCACAAGGTTTGACTCACCAGGGCCGCTTGTGACCACCTGCACTATTCTTGTGACACTTACCCCTTCGTATCCCCGTGGGCCCTGCAGCCCCTGCAAGCCTCGGGGACCGGCTGCACCGGTGTCGCCCTTTGGTCCCTCCGGCCCGGCGGGCCCGGCTGCGCCTACCCCCGAATCCACATAGTCCCCGGCGGCAGCGTTCCACACGAACCAGTTTCCATTTTCGCCAATAACAGGGCTCTTATCCCGCGCCTCCTCCGCCCGGTCTGCATCCAGCTTCGCGGCATTGGCCGCCTCCTCGGCCTGCTTGGCATTATCCTCCGTCGATTGCATAACCGCAACTGCAGCAGCATCTGCCGCAGTTCCGGCAGCTTCCCCGATCTCCTCCGGCGTCAGGTAGTCCACGCCTTTTTTGGGCACCAACGCCTGCAGCTGCTCCGGTGTAAAATCCTCATAGGTAAAGGGATCTCCCTTCAGGCTTTCCAGCCACGCTTCCTCCGACCCTGCAAACCCATGCTTCAGCGCGATGCCGTAGGCACTGAGATAGTAAAGCCGTGCCGCAGCCTCTCCGTCCGCCGGACGGTATCTTCCCGCATACCACGCAGAAAAGCGCAGGAAACGTTCATTGAACAGGGTGATATGGTTGTTGTATTCCCCGAATTCCCCGTTGGCATGGGCCACCATGGCCGCAAGATACGTCCAGTAGATGTCATCGTAAGGGAACTTCGCAAAAAGCTCCGTCTCCTGATGCTCTGGCCAGCTGTAGGATGTCAGATCCTCATCGGACAGCAGCAGGATCTCCGTCTGCACCCGGCCCTCCACCTCGTTGATCCAGCGGATCTGCACCTCCTCCGGGAAGGAGTGGGGCACGATCTTATCCACAAACGAAAGTAACTCCTTAACTTTCAAGCCGTTTTCCCTCCTTAAAAGAAAGCCTTCGGCGGCTTTGCCGAAGGCTTTCTGGTCTCATGCAGCGATCAGCCCAGCAGGGCGGTACCGCCGGCCATGCCGCCGCATGCGGCGAATCGCCAGTCATTGAAACCGGCAATGTAACGGCCGTAGCCCTTCCAGACGTTGTCATCGTTGGCCGCGATCTCGCTCTTCACGTCCAGATTCACGCGATCCAGCCACACGGCGCCGGCGTTCTCCTCATTGTAGTGGCTGTCCAGCAGGATCCAGGGCTTGAGGCCGGCAGCCAGGAACTGATTGAGGTAGGGATTGATGATCACGTTCCACCGGCCGAAGTTGTAGTTGAAGCCGTTGTTGGCGGTGTTGGGATCCTTGTCCGCGCCGATGGCGGCGAATACGGCCATCTTCATGGAGTAGTCGTTGGCGATCATGATGGTGTCGGGCGCCACAGTCAGCACCTCGCCGTTGTCGCCGCGGAAGTCCTGCATCCTGCTCTCCATGGCGCCCAGCGCCTCGTTGGAGAAGGCATCGGAGAACAGGTTGCCCTGTGCCTTTTTGCCCAGAATGCTGGGATGATCCGTGGCAAAAAGAGCCTTTTTGTCGGCGCAGGTGGCGTCAAAGTCCTTGCCGCGGAACTTGATCTTGCTCTTGCCGCTGACGGCGCCGGCATACAGGGCGGAGCCGAACTCCTCTCTGGTCCGGTACCAGCCTGCGATAAATTCGGCAGGCTTCTTCTTCATATCCATGAGCTTGGCGTCGTCCACCATTTCCCGGGTGATGTGGAATTCATCCTTCCAGGTCATGTGCTCGAAGAATTTGGAATAGCTTTCCTGCATACCGTCGGTGGGATATGCGCCGCCTTCGCCCACGGGCTGGAAGCCATTCATGGCGGTCATGGAAGAAAACTTCTCACCCCAGTGCTTGGAGGTACCCATGGAAAACAGCCGGGGCAGCATGCTGTTGGTCTCAAAGGCCTCCGCCCGCTTTTCGATGAACATTTTGATAGGGCCCTGGCTCTTGCCGAACAAGCTGTCCTGCAGGCCGGAGCCGATGCTGAAGGTTACATTAGGCATAGTCTCTTCTCTCCTTTCTTACGCGATGCGTACCAGAACTTCGCTGCCTGCGGCGGTATCCGCCATAGCAACGACCTCGCACACACCGTTTTCGGTAGTGGCGGTCACCTGCATGCCGCCGGCGGCAATGGTCACCTTGCCTCCCAGCTTCACCGAGGTCATAGCCGCGGAGGCCGTGGTGCCAAGGATCATGTCGGGCTGAATGCGGATCACGGGGATCAGCTCTCCTGCTGTGCAGGCGGTCTCCCGCTCCGTCATGCAGATGTAGGTGGGTTTGGTGGTGCCGGTGCACACGGCCAGCTGGCCCGCGTTCTGGTACAGTGCCATGCCCACCTTGGGGGTGATGGCGCCTGCAGGCAGGTACTCCATGGCGGGAGATCTGCCGTCGTCAATGCTGTGGATCTTAAAACCACTCATTTGAGGATCATCCTTTCATTTTGTCAGTTTTTTCGCTGCAGGGAGGCCCAGTGAGTCTGGATCTCCGCCTCTGTGGCGTTGGGGTTAAAGGCTCGGTACGCATCCATCACTTCGGACGGAACGGCGACAGCCCCGGCTCCGTGGCCGGTGGTCCTGCCCATGTGCGCTCTTCCCTTTTCCTTCTGGGACTGCTCCCGTTTCCCCTTTTCCGCTGCGGCGCCCATGAGGGCGTCGTAGTTTGCCAGCCTGTAGGCATCGAGATAGCTGTGACCCTTTGCCACATACGCCTTGAAGGCAGGGGCGGTCTCCATCTGCAGAATATCGTTGAGGTCCTGGATCGTGGGGTTCATTTTCTGGATCTGGGCAAGCTCTTCGCGCACCTGCTGCCGGAATTTCTCATCCTTTGCTGCCTGAGCGTCAAGTTTTGCCTGCTCCAAAGCCTGACGGGCTTCCCGCACTTCGGGAAGCGAGTCAACAAACTGTTCAAAGGCCTCCGGCGTCATGCCGGTCTTTTTCAGGAGACGATCCCGCTCCTCGTTCCGGTGCCTCTCGTTGTAGGCATCCAGCTCGGCCTTTGTCGTAATGGGCTTCTTCGTATAGGGATCGGAAAGCCCCAGCGCCTTCACAGCATCATCCAGCCAGGACTGCGCTTCCTTCCGGGCGTCTTCCTTTGCCTTTTGGATCGCCTCGTCCCGCTCTCTCTGCCGGCGGAGGGCAGCCTGCGCGGCCCGCTCCTGTCTGGTCTGTCCCCTGTCTTCTCCACCGCCATCCTCATCCTGCCCATCATCAGACGTCCGGATCCCTTCCGCGGCGGGCTCCTCTACGGCAGGGGCGGCGACACCCTGCTCTTTTTCGCTCTGTGCAGTCTCTTCGGCCGCAGGGGCGGCGACGCCCTGCTCGTTTCCGCCGTCATCCAAAGTCACGCCAAAGAGTTCACCGTAATCAATTTCTTTTCCCATGATGTATCTCCTTCACTTGTTTCCGGGCTTACTTGCCCTTGCCGTTGCGCAGATCGTTGCCCGTGGTCTTCACGGTGCTGCCCTTCTTGCCCTCCGTGGCAAAGGGAGCCTTCACCACCTGGCTGCCGGTGTTCTTGATCGCACCTGCATAAGACTTCTGACTCATGTTTCCACCTCCTTCTTCCGGATTGGGATTTTTCCGCTGTTCCCCTGCGAAAATCACAATGTAGGGCGGGGACTTGCTCCCGCCGAAAGCGCCCCTTCCGGGGCCCCGCCGGTCATGGCTGCCTTCTGTGCCGCCATGGCCGCCTGCTGTGCCTGCTGCTTCTGACGCAGCTGATCCCGCAAAAACCGCAGAGTCTCCCCCGCGCCGGGATAATGGAGCATGTCCATCTTGTTCCAGAACAGGATCAGCGTCTCGATGGCCGTAGGATCCCCGAAGGCACCGCTCTGCAGATTCATCCGGGTCTCCTGCCACATAGCCTCCTGATTGGCCGCCAGCGGCGCCGCCGTGTCGCAGGAGAACAGGAACCGATCGTTCCATACGTATTCCCCCGTCACAGGATCCTGCTCCAAGAAGTCCCAGCGGTTAAACTTCTCATAGCTCTGCTCCCCGCGTTCGTCCCGGTAGATCACGGGCCGGGGCTCGTCGGCATAGGCCAGCTTGAACTTGAACATTGCTTCATAAAGCCGCGCCCAGGTGGCCTTTTTCATGGTGCGCTTCGACTCCATGCGGCCCGCAGCCTGGGCCGCGGAAAACTCCTTTGCCTTGGCGGATGTCGCCGTGTAGTCCTTGCGTCCCTGCATACTGTCCGTCACGCCAATGGCCTGCCGCGCCTCTTCGTAGACCTGTGCCAGATAGGACACATCCTGACCGATGCTGCCTTCCACGGTGAAGACCTTGATCTGTGCCGCACTGGCTGCGCTGCCCGTGCGGATCACCTTCATCTCCTCGCTGTCCACCTTGATGGAGGCATCCGGAGGCAGATGCAGATAGCTTCCTGCATTCACCAGCTTGTCAAGGATCTTTCGGCTCAGCCGGTTCGTGCTTCTCTGCTGATCGGCGATCTTGTCCACATCGCTTTCACCCAGAAAGCGGCCGAACAGGCTGACGTTTTTCTGCAGGAATACCGGGTAGATATCCGGCTTGTAGACCGGCACCAGCGTCGCCGCCTCCCGGATCATGGTGATCTCCGCACCGTCTTCGCCGAATTCTCCGGTCCCCTCCTCCTGCAGCACCGTGCCGCCGATGACGCTGCCATCGGTGCGGCGGACCGGCAGCCACAGCTCCTGATAGTCGTCGGCACTTTTCCGGAACTTTCTGCCTCCGCATACGGGACAAATCTTCTTCTGCTTTTCAGCAGGAGGCTTTGGCGCATCTTCCGGAGGCGGTGTCCCGTCCAGCGTGGGCGGCGCAGTCTCGTCATCCGGTTCCGGCTCACCGCAGGAAGTGCAGCGGCTCAGATTAGGAGCCTGATAGTCGTCCAAATCCTCCAGCTCCGTGTCTCCCACCCAGCTGTAGCGGCCAATGCCTCCGTTCTCGTTGCGGAACAGCGCCACGATCTGAGTCACCATATCCTGCGCCGGGCTATCGGGATCCACGCCCCGCACATCGGGATCCGTCTCGCTCTCATCCTTCAGCTCCACGCCGTAGCGCTGGCGCAGGTACGCCTTTGTCTGGGGAATTTTGAGAAAGATCCAGTCCATATCCTCGATGTCGGTGTAAACACCGTCCTGGGGGATGATCTGCTTGGGATGCAGGGCGCTCACCGCCAGATCTCCCACCAGATTGTGCAGCCGGTAGGTCTTGTCCCACTCCAGCAGATACGCACCACCGCCCTGAATGGGCACAGTGCGTTCCATCTGGTCATTCAGGATCTCCAGATTCATCCGGTCCACCTCACCGCGGATCATGTCCTCGATGATCTTGGCCAGCTTTTCGTCTTCCTTCCGCATGGCGGTGACCTTCACAGCCGGGATGGAGGAATCCACCTCCGCTTCGATGATCTCCGCCACGATGTTCCGCACGTGAGGCGTCCTGCCGGATTTATCATCCCGGCTCATCATGGGGTACTCCCTGTCGCCCCGGTAAAGGCGCTCCCTCTCGTCCATGCGGCTCAGTTCCGCTTCATACTGGGCTTCATCCCGGCTCAGACG